CAACCAGCTCAAGCCGGTTTCTCTGGGCTCTGTCAGTCCCTTCAAAACCCGTCATTTCTATTATGGATTCAAGGTCTGTATCTTCGTCAGCATACTCTTGAGAATATGCACCCTCATCATTAACAGAGCTGTTTGCCAATATTTTTAATGCCCCAGAAAACTCACTGAACATGGAACATGCCACATCCAGGTCAACCCTTTTTCGCCTGAACATAAATCTGGCATCTTTGAGATCCAGACGAACTGACAAAGGATCATACCAAATGTTTCTCCAGTCCTCATAATCAATGAATATCGGTTCTTCCATGACATCTTTTGTGACACCTGCTTCCAGCCATCCTAATCCTGATATGACTGTGTCCTTAAACGCCTGTGATCTTTCAGTCGGCAATTTGTTGACATCTGAAAGATATTTTAGAATATGAGTCTTGGCCTCGGCAGGTTTGGCATCCTCAAAAGTCCTTGGCAGAACTCTAAAATCTATCCGATTCTTTTTTTCTGAACCAATGATCCAGTCAATTGTGGGCTTGACACGATTGAAAACCGTTGCAATCTGACCCCTGGCTTCCACTTCCGCCTTATCGTCCGGGGACCATTGATCACCATCATAAATATCATGGTCTTTGAGGCATTCAGCACGGGCAGGCGCCTGTATAGACCTTGTATATGCCCACCATGCCTTGATCTTATTCAGCTTTTCTTTTTGTTCTTCTGTAATCTCCGGGGACTTCCTGCCCTCTTCACCCTTCAGTCTATCGTCAAACATGGCATGGCTTTCAGATGATTCGCTCATATAATCACCTTGTTTCCGTTGATTTTTATGCCATCACCGGAACCACCCCCTGGTGGTGTAGCAGGGGGAAGGAGAGGTTCCGGTGTGGCCGACAATAACTCTTCGATGCCGTCTTCAATAGCCGTGGCAACCTCGGCCATGCGCTGGCTGGTCACGACACCAAGATTGAATTGATAATAGATTAATGAAGTAATGTTATACATCCATTTGGTAAAATCCGGGTTCTTATCAGGGGTGTACATCCATAAATCTTCCATCCTGATACAAAAATTGGCAGTGTGCCCTTCCCTTGGAAATTTTGGACATATAAGCAGCACGGGCTCAGGCTCGTCGTCAATCGTCCGATATGCTATTCTTCTTATGACTTCAGCCATGATTATGCCGCCATTCCTGAACGTCTACGTCTTTTTGTTGTGGTTTTCACTACCTGCACCGGCTCAGCAAATGTCAGTGCAAGGCCATCCCCTTCATCCGGGGATCTGCCAATTCTTTTTTTAATTTCTTCTTTGGGCTCAAGCTGCTTTTGTGTTGTGCTGGTGTATTTGTAACCAGGAGCCGTAAGATCAGCCTGAAGGGTATCAACATCCGGTATCTGAACTTCTTCATCTGACTCAAGCCACTTTCTGACTTCATCCCACATTTCTGCACGGCGGTTTTTATAATGCTCCGGGTCCATGGCCTTGCTGCCAAAATTAACAAGGGTCACTCTATTTCCAAAACCCATTTCAACCAGCCGGTCATACATCCCTGATCCGCCACCCCGGTCAATAAACATCCTGTCAACCGGTTCATTCTCCAGGATCATTCGGGCCAGGCCGGCCTTTGCCATATCATCCAGTTTGTGGTGGGATTCTATATTCCAGGCTCTTCGACCCTGACGTCTGATAAATGTGGTAGCATCATCACCTTCACGGGCAGGATCACAGCCAACGACATAAGCACCATATTTGGGAACACCCATTGTTTTTCTGGCCGTCAATACTGATTCAGCAGATATCAAGGAATTGATACCCGTTGTCTGGAAAGCTTCCGCCGCATTCCCGGGATACTCCTGTTTAAAGAGAAGAGGATCACCAAGTTCAACAATTTTAAACCGTCTCCAATAAATCTGTTCATCGTCCAGCTTATAGGCCTTTTGATATGCTGCCTCTTCAATGGTCGGAATAAATTTTGCATCACTCGGAATGGGCTTTCTGTATTCTGATTGCCAGTACCAGGGGATAAAGATTGCAATGTATTCGCTCTTTCCCTTTTCCGCATCCTGCCACATCTTATGAAACATATTCCCCAGGCCATTGGCCGTGGATTCAAGGATGATCTCTTCAGCCATTTCAGCAGCCTGGAAGACACCTGTTTTGATCTCATCTGTATTTTCCCAGAAAGCGACCTCAGAACCATGGAAAAAGTCTATTGTATCAGACCTGCCCACGTTCTTTGATCCAGCCGTGCCCAGGCCATATGCTGAATCAATTTTGTCGAATACCAGCTCTTTTCTGTTTGAAAATGACGTGGACGGGCGAACTCTGCGCGGACAATGCTCATGATACCGCTTGACCATGTTGAACAGGTTGGTGGTAGCATCATCCATATGTGCCAGAATAAAGGTCTTAACCCCACGCCGGTGGGTGGTCTTGTTGTAATACCTGGCGCCTACATATGTGCTGCATCCCTGTTGACGGCCCTTGAGCAACAACGCCCTGATTTTACCTGTCTTGTTTTTTTGCCGCTCTAATTTGTCGTGCAGGTATAACTGAGCCCGGTTGAAAATAAACGGGATGATCTTTTGCATACGGCCATCGACCAGGACCGGTTGTTTTGTCCTGATCTTGAGGCACTTAAACGAATAATGAGACAGGTTGTTTTTCAACTTGCTCTTAACCGCCAAGTGTCTATCTGTTACCTCATATGCCATCGCTCAATTATTCCAGATCGTCTAAAGTGTCTTCGTGAGTCACGCTAAGATTCAAGTCACCATCCAAATTCTTCGTATCAGGCCATCGTTCCCGGTTCCGGTTGCGAAGCCAAAATGTTTGAGCTTTGACGTCGCCTGCTACCTGCTTTCGAACCTTTTTTGTGATTTCCATATCACCGTCTACATCCAGCTCTTTGGTGGTTTCTTCATAGCTGTAGCCCAGGGCTCTTTTTAGCAGGGCTGTTTCAACATTCTCCGTGTCATATGTATCTTTACCGGTCTTGATGGCGGCCAGGAAATCAGGATGATCTTTTTTCCAATTGTTAATCAGGCTTTTAGAAACCCTGAAAAGTTTAGCCAGCTTGAGATCGGTAAATCCGTTCTCACAAGCGACCTGGGCCATGGAAGCAAATTCCGGATCATAAATTACCTTAGTACCAGTATTCTTAAGTCTTACAGGGTTCTGTTTTTTACTTTTAGCCATCAATCCCTCCTATCCGGACCATCTTGATATTCAACGATTACAGCGGTCTCCCCGGATTCATCATGCTTTCTACGGCCATATAGCATCATGTCATGCTTGGCTATGTCGATTGCGTGCTTGTCAGTCCTGCTATAGAGTGTTTTAAGATGATCTGAAGTATTCTGCTTATCGGCAAAACGATCATGCAACGTATCCCGGCAAGACTGATGTGCACGGACAATGTTCGACTGAGCTGCTAAAATTTCTTCCAGTTGCTTTTTTAAAAACCAGCCCAGGACCGATACCATGGCGCCCAGACAAAGAAACCCCACGCCCATAAAAACGGTATTGGCATCAAGCGGGTTTGATATTGATGTAGTAACAACTGGCGAACTGGCCTCGGCTGCAGCAATAAATGGAATATCAAAAATCGTCATTGCCGAAATCCTCTGTGATTTTTATCGTAAAAGAGTCAACATCTGCCAAGGCTGCCATAAATCGCTTAACAGCTTTACGGGAACTCAGCACCGCCCTATTCCCATTCAGCCACCCGGTATGACTCCCTATCAATATGCACCCGGATGTGTCTTTTGCAGTATTTCCGGCATGGAAAAGGATATGATCCCGGTCAGGAACTAATATTTCAAAGGTTTCGCCAAATCTAGGGGATGTGGTGCGACGGCAAAGGTAGGTGGCAGGTGGGACACATGATATAAAACGTTGGTTTTCAAGGTCTGGATTTTCAAGTGTGGAGTACACTTCAAGATCATCTATTTGTAGAGATCCGATGATACATTTGTCAGTCTTTTCAAGCCGTTTCAACTCAATAATCAAAGCAAAAACCCCCTCATTCCCTGTCGGAGTCCAAAGTTTGTTAGTTGCGGCTTATTGTTTCAGGGAAAAATGGGGACTGCAATTGAATCCATGCGTGAAAATAGCATTTCACGCACGAAAATTGTAGATAGGTTTATATATTATCAACTGTAATCTGGAAGAATGCCTGGGGATAATGTCCTGGGCTTATATAATGGAATGGAAAATTCTATTCTGGAAAACCTGGCATACCATATATAGGGGGGCTCAAATTTTGTTTGGACTGAGTCTTTAGAATACCAGTGAACACAGTTTGATTCCAGCCGAAACCCCATATATATTGATACTATAACAGCCCCCGATGGATCAATTTTTATAAATCTATCCCAAGGCAACATCCAGAATCATCATTACTGAAAATCCAACCATTGTTGCCATTGTTACTGTGTCGATATTTTCATATTTCCTTTGAGATTCAGGGA